CCCCAAACCCCGATAGCCACAGCCAGCGGAACCTTAAACGTAGTTCCAAACAGCGCAATCTTGCCCATCTTGCCTGAATGGTTCAGCACACAATGCTCAGTCTTTTGAAACATAGAGAGGCTCAAAACTATGGTACGCAACAGCCGCCCCTGCTCGATCATTTCTTCCGTAAGCCAGAACAAAACGTCCCCCGTAAGTTTAGGGTCGCCTGCGTGACCGTTAGTGAGGCTCTTGGCTTTTAACAAAATGGATGCTTCACTTTCCATGCGAACCCGCTCGTCGTGTTCTGCCATTTGTTCTGCGGCCTCTTTCTGCTTTTTCTCGGTCATTGCGTCTCCCCTGTTATGTGGCCTTTAGGCTGGCTCAATGAGCCGTGGTTATTTAAGCCCCGCTTGCAACTTCAACTGTGCAATCTTTGCGTCAATGTCTGGGATTTGGTTGGATACAGACGAAGTGGAACTGACATTGTAAACAAGGCCATCCTTGACATATATCACCCGAACCGTGGTATTTGATTTATCTGCAATAACCACAGACTTTAGAAAAACCGGTTCAGCAGCGACAACCAGACAAAACAGCGCAAGCGATAACAATATAATAATTTTTCTCATAGTGTTCCTTTTAATCTAATCGAATTTTTAAAACTTCGTTTGTTCCGTCTACATAAATTTCACCGATTAAAGCGTTTGTGCGTGATGTTGGAATTACGTCAGGGTTAAGCATCAACCGATAGTTGATCTTGTAGACCTGTGACACTAGGCCTATTATATAGGCAATATCACCGCCCAGTGAGTTGTAATAAGAGTAGTCGTTGTACATGAAGAAATTCGGCTGATCTGGCAGGCCAAGGGACTCACCCCAGCCGCCAAAGGTTGTGGAAAAACTACAATAATTCGTCTGGCCGATAGCCAAAGCAAAACCATTCCATCCTTTATTTGCTGTAAAATCGCTATTCAGCACAAAAGCAAATGGACTATTGAGTACAAGGCCCATCGAACCAGTGCCAATATTGTTCCCGCCACTGACAAGCCATGCGCCCCCGCCGGTATACAGAGGTAGCGAAATGCTGGGGTTTACCCCATTCATGGTCAGGTTTCCGCTGTCAATCAAATTGTGTGCCGGTGTGCCCGTCTGGATAACATCCGCCGGGGCACCGGTTCCACCATCTACCCACACCGAGTCATTACCACAATATGTACTACTCCCAACGGACGCGCCGAGCGCATAAGTTCCTGCATAATATTGATCAACATTTGAGAAAAGGAACAAACCGGCAGAGTTAGTAAAAACGTCGGAATATGTCGGGTCGGTATGGTGATACACGTAAACCCCAGCGTAAGTTCCAGCATTGGTACCTGAAATTGTTGTGCTGGCGTTAGAATAAACCGCGCTTACTGTTAAGCCTCCGGAAACGGAAAGGTTGGTTGCTGTGCCGTTGTTATTATCTACCTTCAACGCCAGCGCATCATCCACCGCCTTATTGCTCGGCACCGTGTTCGTTTCGGAGGTGACGGTTGGGGTGATATTGGAGATGGAGAGCTTGGTGGCGAGGTCGTTCACAGTAGCCAGATCACCAGCCGCCACCCCGGAGTCGCCAAGCAGTCCCGGACGAATGGATACTGGAATGTTTCCGGCATGAATAACCTTTGACTCAACCCCGGACTCGCCGCGACAAGTACACGCAAACTCAAGCAGACAAACCATCACCGACGCAAAAAGCATCTTTTTCATAATCAACCCCTCCAATTACAGTTCCAAAAACGACACCGTTGATGTTCCAGATGCCGGAATAAAGCGCCAGTCACCCCGCGCCGGATCAAAGATGTTCTTCACCGTCCAAGGCATATTCGTGGTTGCGGCCGCGTTGCGGTTGTAATGCACCTCGTTGCCGGCCATCACACAGGCCACAACGCCCTTCTGTCCAATGGTTGGACTGCAAAACAGCCAGCTTATGCCGTCGGTGGTGGATGCCTTGCCGATCCGGTGAGTCGGTGCGTTGGTACCGGTGCCCGCAGTCACGGCCATATACGTCAATCCGGATGAGTTTTTGTAGTAACCGCCGGCCGACACGGCAATGCCGTTGGTCCAGGTGGTGATCAGGTTGGTGGCGATGCTCTGCGCCGGGATGCAGCGCGTTGAACTGGTGATGGTCATGGTCCACTGCTCGGCTCTGGAAACCATGCAAGCGGCCAATACAAACAGGACAGCGATAATCTTTTTCATAGACGGAACTCCTTGGTTGGTACTCTTCCGCCTATATACGCATCCAGAGGGGGTTATTCGAACCAGCCCTCTTTGATTTTCTTCCCGTCACGGTACGGAGCAAAGTTGTTTTTCAGCGCATCATCAAAGATTCTTGGCAGCTCCGAAAATTCCAGCGTCACAATCGCACGAGCCGCCACCGCCATCAATTCAGCGTCCTGCAGAACCCCAGACACTGGCGTAAAGTCAGACTTAAAGAACTGCTCCCCGTCAATCAGGGTTTCTGCCATGGTCTGCAACACGGTTCCACCAATGTAAAGCCCGCCGAAAGGCCCCATAATCATTGAAATCAGCATTTCTTTGGCGTCATCCTCATCAAACCCTGCCCGCAACAGCGCATTGACCATGATCTTGATTCCGTTGTATCCCAGCGGAACCAGCACATGGTTTATGAAACCGACTTTTGCGAACTGCTTCAACGCCGCCGCCTTGCGTTCCGGATCACCCTGGATTGATTTCCATTCTCGATAAGCATCAATCTGAAAACTCATCTGCTGTTGCGGTCCGCTCGTAAACATCCCAAACGCCCGATCCGCCCAGCTTCCGCTGCGCTGCCATTCCGAGCGGTTCATGACAGCCCCGGACTGCTGGGACAAATTGGAAATTTCCCACAGCCGATTCATGGCAAATTCATGAATCTGCTCTTCGGTTTCAATGCCGCGCCGAGCCGCTTCCACACGCTGAGCCCTATAAAAACCTTGGCCGAATGTTGCAATGGAGAAGCTATCCCCCCACATGGACGGCATCATGGCGTATTCTTTGTATTTTCGCAGAATCTTGAAGCGGTCGATTTTTGCCATGCTTTCGTTCAGAATCTGCGTGTTCCCCGTCTGCCGGCGCGACTTCGCCCAATCGCTGTTCAGGATCATCGTAAATGCAGCGCGGCCCTCTGCGCTGGTCAGATCCGCGACATACCCGGCCATTTCCTTGGCGGTGACAAAATAACCGAAGGACGGCAGCCCGCCGATCCACTGGCGCGGAAATAGCGACAGGTTGAATCCCAGCGCCGTGAAGGCTTTCAGGTTTACCAGTGTCGCACCCAGCGAATCGCTTTTCACCGTTGCCGGTTTCCCGCTCATGATATCCGTCAGATGATCAGTCAGCCCCTTAACAAACTTCTCTCCATGAGCCACGCGTGCTTTGTGCAGTACGTCCGGATCGTTGAACAGCACGCCCAAATCCTGATAGAGACTGCCAAAATGCTTGAACTGGCTGTTTTCCTGCATCCGGCTATGCCAGAGACTCAAGATATCCGCCGACTCATCAAACGAACGATAGTTTTCCACGCGGCGCGAAAGTCCGGCCGGAGTTACCGGCATTCTCTGCCCGCCTCCGTTGATCCCGCCTTTTTCGTACTGTTTTTTGACCGGAACATAGTTTGGATCCATGTTGGCCGGAATCGGTAAGCCGGTAATGTTCTCCAGCGCGGCACTCAGCGCCCCGCGGGACATGGCATACCACCGGCGGAGCTTATTGATCAGCTCAAAATCAGCATCACTCAGCACCCCGTCATCAATGATTTTAAGCGCCGTGTTATACTGCCGTCCGAGCCGTGATCCTTCTTCAACCGCCGCATACATCAGCTGCGATACCTGAAAAGGATCAATCTTTTCGCGCCGCGCCAGCTCTTTGGTGATATCCATACCAGCATAAGCAACCGCTGGAGTGCCCTTCAGATCGGCCAGACTGATTCCCATTTCCTGCGCCAGCGCGGAAATAGTGGATTCATATTTCAGAACCATCTGCGCCCGCTTGGCAAAGTCAGCCTGTGAAAATGTTGCCACCAGCTGCATCAGCTGGGTTTTGCTCATCGGCAGATTGTCATCCGAATACTGCGCATACTCATCGCGCTCATGAACCAGATCATGCCAGACAGCGCCGGCATCCTCAGTTTTATACAGTGCCATCAGCGTGTTCTTTATCCAGAGCAAATGCTGATTGTCCTCCAGCTCCTTGCGGGTATTGGCATCAGCCAGCTGAGAAGAATATTCTTCAACCTGGGCGCGCGCCTTTTCCACGGCAGCCGGAACACCATAGCGCACCAGATCCCGCAGACGCAGTTTCACCGGCATCGCCCGCGTGAACATATTGCGCACACCGCCAGCCACGCCGTCCGGAGCAATCCGCTTCTTCGGCAGGGAATCAATAATGGTTGCCTTCCACGACTTGGCAGCCACCTTGCGACGCTCAACGACTTCCTGCTGTTTTTCAAGCTCTTCGGCCATCGTGTCATGCAACCATGTCACCGCATCGGCAATGTCACCGAGCTTCTTATATTGCAGACCGCCGAAACGATCCAACACGCTCAGCCGGTCGCGGATCGCCTGCTGTGCATCCAGATTCGTTTCATCGTCCAGCTTGGCAAGCTCCGTATTGATTTCATTCGCCAGCGCCTCTTCGTCCAGCGCCATCACGCCCTTGATTTCACGGAACATCAGTTCAGCACGTCCGGACAGCTGCCGGGCATACTTGCTCTGCCGGCTTTTAAGCGCTCCGCCAACCTTTTCCAACTCCGTCCACGCCTGAGAAATCCATTCCTGCCGGTTCTGATCAACCGCCGTGTTAAACATCTCATCCATAATGCCAGCCACGGCATTTTCGTATTTGTCCAGCTGCTTGCGGGTTCCCAGATCTTCAATGCGTTTCACCAGCTTGTCGCGCTTCTCTCCATAGGTCAGATCCTGCACCTTTTCGCGCAACAGGTTTTCCACCGTCTGCATGTAGGCCGCCTTCACAATCGGATCTTTCCACGCTTTTTGAAACTCCATCGGCACCGGAGCTTTATTGAACATCAGCTGACGATACACCGCCCGGCGCACTTCATGCAGCCAGTCCCGGATCTCCAGCGCGTATTCGTCGTTGGTAATATCCAGCTTCAAATCATCCGGCAACGGAGTGCCCTTGGGACGCTCTCCGTATTCCTTATCCGTTTCCTTCGCCTGGCGCGGCTTGCGTACCCGCTCTTCAATAATCAGCTTCTTCCAGAGGTTTTCCAGATCGATATGGTTTTTGTCATCCAGCTCGCCGGACGTCAGACCGACCGCAATCTGCCTGGCATACTTAATCCGCTCGCTGCGCCGCTGATCCACCTCATCCTGCGCCTGTTGCCAGATGCGCCCGCCGCGCTCACCCATCTTATGGGCCTCTTCCAGCTGACGGCCGTAATGCGTATTGATTTCAGCCTGCGCCATCAGCCGGTTCAAATCTCCTCCCATGCTGCGCTGTGCCCGCACCAGACCAACAATCTCCTTAGCGCGTTCCAGATCCTCCTGCGCCATGGCCTTGTCCGCCCGCACCCCGACGCTAATCAGCGTTTCCTGCACCTTGGCTTTTGTTACCGTGCTCTTCGTCGCGCCGCGTTCCTGATCCGCCATAATCAGCCGCGCCATCTCCAGCACCACCGCCCGCCGGCCGTCTTCCATCTGCTCGATGGAAAACAGCGCCGTGCCTTTTTCAGTTTCACGACTTTGCACCGTTTCAAAAAGCGCATTAAACGCGGAATTAACCGCATCTTTTTCTTCATCCAGCAGATAGGGATACATTTCTTTAGCTGCAAAGCTCTGCACAATGTAATCCACCATGTCCTTAAAATTAACCAGATAGTCGTTTTCGATGTTCGTTTGATCCATCCGGGATTTCACAAACGCCTCGAATGTTCGGGCCGACATCTCGATCATCTCACTCCAGTACGGAGTTGACCGGCGAGCATCCAGCAGTTTAGAGCGTTCCGGCAGACCGCTTTTGCGGATAGCCTCCTGAATGTTTCCAAACGCCTGCACCATTTCCTGACGAACCCCTGCGGTACCTGGAATAACCCCTGTCATATATCCGGCAGGCTTCCCGCCCGTCCGAGAAAAATAGTTGTCCAGTGCGTGCCACCACTCATGCGCCAGCGAGCCGGGCCCTGCGCGTTTAGTCAGGTTGATCACAACCTGCACCGGCTCATAGTGTGCGCTGGGAGCCTCTTTACCTCCATGCCCACGCGCACCGAATGCCAATCCCAACTCTCCATTCAGTGAAACAGCCGCCGGAGGAATATCCAGTAGCAAGGCCAAATCCATCAGCGCGTCATACGCATTATTCAAATCAGCCTGCCGACGATCATCCTCAACATAGTTTCCGAACTGCACCCCGCGAAAACCAAATGTGTTTTGGAACTGCTCCGGCGTAACGTCGCTACCCTTCCGGTAGTCATCTCCAACGCGTGGAGAGTTTTCAGCGCGGCGCTCTTCCGGGATCTTCTTATAATCCTCCAGCTTACGCTCCAGCTCAGCCCTGTTGTTTTTCAGATAGTCGCGCGCCGCCTTCACATCCGGCAAAACCATCAGATCCACATAATTGCGTCCGATTTTTTTACCGACAATTACGCCTTCCTGCCCGCGCTTACGGTACAGGTTGAACTCAACCTCTTTTCCTTTTTTCTGGGCATCATTAAAACCAGCATAGGCCGCCGCAAACTTTTCCACAGCCTCTTGCCGGCTTTCACCGGTTGCCATCATCCGCGGCCAGTTCCCACTCTGAGAATTGCTTTCCCGTTTTTCTACAGACCAGATGACTTTCGCCGGGGAATACGGCACACCATTAAACATGGTGTATGTACCCTGCGTCACATAAACGCCCTTCAGACTCTTTGCGTGCCCAACTTTGGCGTACAGCTCCGCCCGACCGCCCACATTCAGGCTGATTTGTGAAAATTCCGGACGGCTTAATAGCGCCCGGATGTTTTCGGACGATATCTCACCACGCAGAAGCTGATTTGACAGCCCGCGCAACTGATCCACCACCTGCACATACTTCCGCAGCTTCCAGCCCGAACGCGGCTTGTTCGGCACCTCATCCCTGGAGGCATGGATAAAGGCCACCACCCCGGCATCCGTCCCGCCGTCTAGCAGCTTCTGATAATCCGGCTCCGGCCAGCTCTTCGACATCGGCTCAGCCGCCACATCCAGCAGCTCGCCCTGTTTAGCGCGCGACAGATACTCTTCCGCGTAGTGCTTGCGCGCGCCATGAATCACCTCGCCGAAATCCTGAATCTTTTTCTTCGCCAGCGGCGCCGTCCTCTGTTCATCAGAAAACAACTCCGCACCTAGAGCAGACTCCGCCGCTTTCGACTGATTAAATAAAGAAGTTTGCCGACCGGGCGACTTCACGCCATCAAACAGTCCGCCCGTTTGCGCCTGATCCGCCGCACCCCCCAGATCAAACCCAAGCTGCTCCACCGAAAACCGCGCACCCGTCAACTCCGCCATAGCCGCATTATATTCATCCTCGGTGATCTTCCCGGACTCCAGATCAGCAAGCAGCTGCTGCTCTTCATTGGCTGATTCCTGACTCCCGACCCCTGTCCCCTGTTCCGCATCCGCAAGGATCCGCTCCGCCTTCGCTTCAAAAGCCTCCAACTCCGCCCGAAATTCCGACGTGGAATAATCCGCCGTGGTTCCCTTGAGAGCCGCCGCCTGATCCGCCAGCTGGTCAAGAGACAATCCCGCGCCCTTTACGCCACGAAACCGCTTAGGTATTGCCTGATACTCTTCCGGCCAGCTCTTTTCCTTGCCAGCCGGCATCTGCACCCCGCCGTTTTCCAACACCATCTTGATAACCGGATTTTCGTCCGCCATCTGCTGAATCTGTTTTTCGGCAGCGGCCTTGCGCTTTTTCAGGTCTTTGCCCGCGTTTTTCTGCTGTTCGTCATAAGCCCGCTGAGAACCTGAACCGTCATTCTTCTGCATCGATCCGGCCTTGAATGCTTCGCCCATCACCTGCCGCGCCAGATCAACCACTTCACGCGCCGTCATGGATCCTGCACTTTCAACACCGAGCGACCGCACAAAGCCTTCTTTTAGCTTTTCCAGCATCCCTTTATCGGCATCCGAAGCCGACGCCCGGCGCAGATCGCCAGCCAGCACTGCCAGAAACTCTTGCACTAGCCCGGCATCCGTCAGTTTGCCCGCTTCGTGCAGCTTCGCATATTGCGGAAGCCGCGATTTGATATAGTCCAGCCCGACCAGCCCGGCAATCCGCCCGACAACTTCCGGCCCATTCTTCGACAGATCAAAGCCGACATGCCCCAGCACCTCATGCCGGAACTGCGCATAGGCATCCGCGTTGCTTTTTAGCATTGAGTCTACCAGCACAACCTGCCATCCGCCGCCCGTCTTGCGCATGTTGGCCGCCTTGACGGCCACCCCCTCACCAACCCCGTACTTCTGCGAAAACTCTTCCGGAGTTGCCACTACGTCAAGCGCAACATCCAGCCCGGATGCCCAGCCGTTCAGTGCCAACTCCACCATACCGAACTTCGGCCCGTTCTTCGGCACTACAAATTCATCCTGCCCGCGCTCCGCATCCATCATCCGGTCCAGCGTGTTAATCTTCGACTGAATGACTTCCCGCGTCTTATCGCGCACGTCCAGCTCCGCATGGGCCATTTCCACCACAGCGGCCGGATTTTCATAGCCCAGCTTCGAAATCTCGCTTTCAATGTCAACTTCCGTGTTTACATCATCCCCGCGCGTCACGCGGACCAGCTCCAGCACGTTTTCAGGAACGCCATCCTTAAAGCCGCTTTCAGCCCGTAGGCGCGTTGCATCCGTCCGGGCGCGTCTCAACCCAACCTCAGCCTCAAACTCTTCCAGCGGCAAAGTACGGTCGCGCACGGCCATTTTAAATTCAGGTGCAAAAAACCCTTTTACCCCGCCTCCACGTAGAACATCCGCCGTGCCCTGCATCGCGCCCGTTACCTGCCCGCCAACCAGACCGGCCATCCACATGTATTTGACGGCCCCAACAGCTTCATCCCAGAATGCCTTTGCATTCCCGTCAAACGTCAGCCCTTCAGTCTCGTATAGATTGCGGACGGTCTCCATCAGCGCAAAATCTACAGCGCCCTGTAGAACCTCTTCACCGGTTTCCTTGACCGTCCCCACACCGGCCCGCTTCAGATATTGCGGAAAATAGGTCATGAACAGATTCGGGATGCTGCGGTTTAAACTCCGGTTGGCCGTTTCCAACCCCCGGAAACTGAAATCTGAGAACCCCTTTATCTCGGCGTATTCAATGGCAGCATACGGAGCGGCCGCAAGGCCCGTCCACAACTTGGCGTCCACCGGCTTCATGCCGTGGTCATAAATCAGCGTGCGCTCCATCTCCGCCTGGTGATCCATCCACGTTGCACCCAGCGCAAAGGCCGTACCAGAACCCGGAGCGACGATATTTCCGGCATACGTTGCCGCCGCCAGTGAAACCATGTCCACAACTACCTCATGCCCGCCCAGCATGTATTCCTGAAAAGACGGCAGAGGCTTGTATTTCTCCACGACCGCATTACTGACAGCGCGATAGCGTTTTTCCCAATCGACCTGCTGTTTACCGGCTTTGTAAAAGCCCACCAGATCCTCATCACTCAGCGGAACTTTCTGCGGAAGCTGACGGTATTCCATTCCGCTCATGCCGGGCATCGCCACCGTATTAAAATCCTGCTCTGCCCGCTTACGAAGCTGTTCAAACTTTTTACCGCCCTCCGCGTCCGGATTCTCAAGATAGGCTTCAAACCCGTTTTCTCCGAAGACATCCTGCGCCGCATTGTAAAAGCCCAGAGGATTGCCGGGACGCTCCGCGCCGATCGAGCGCACAAAATACTTGGCGTTCTCTTTCCGGCGCTGGAAAACCTTTTCAAACGTCAGTCCAAAACGCTCATCAAAACTTTTCTTCAGCTCCGGACGCGCCGCCAGCGCCACTGCCGAAAACATCCTGATCTGTTCAGGTGGCAGACCTTCAAGAAGAGGATCGATCGCATCCATTGCCCGCGCTGGATTCTTGTAGAAAATCGACTTCACCGCCGCCTGCTGAGCTTCGGGAACCATTTTAGGCCACAGCGCATCCCGTACCAGCTTGGGAGAACTCCAGAACGCATCCTCTTTCTGCTTTGTCACTCCGGCAGCCACCTCTGCATCCGTAACAGGCTTAATTGGTGGCATGGACGGAACCATAGACCCGGGCTGTACGCCGACTGCCGCCTTCACTCCGGTTTGCAGTTGCTCAAATTCCTTGATGTTCCTCACCCGTTTAGCCTGCTCGTCGCCACTCAGGCCAAGAAACGGATCAATACCCTCTTCTCCGTGTAGCTTTTTCAAGCTGGAACGCACCCGCTCAAAACTCTCATTCACATCCGGACTTCCGGATAAAAACTCAACCGCCTCTTCCGATGTACGATCCCGCAAATCGAGCCCAAGCCCGGCACCAAATGCTTTGATAAATAGAGGCTTGTCAGCATCCGCCACGCCCACCGTCCGCTCATGCTCATACAGTCCGGTCAATACCCGCCGTTGCGTCCGCTCCCGCAGCATCCGGTCAACCTCCGGACGCTCAACCGCCGCCATGGGAACCCGTTCAGAAAGCAAATCCAGCTGTTCATCAGAGAATTGTCCGCGTGCCATTATTTCCCCCCCAAAAATTTCATAAAAGCATCCTGCTGATCCGTAACATTACCGCCTGAAAACTGCCCGCTCAGCGAATCTTTCAGCGGTTTCTTTGACTGTCCGGACGACGCGGCCGGCATCGATCCCAGCATGGACGGCAAACGGCCAATAAAATCCTTCAGCTTCAGATCATCGCGCAAGGACTTGATGGACGGATTCGTGTTGTACCAATCCAGCAGCTGATCGGCGGACGGCTTGTTTTTGGCAACATAGCTATCCACCATGCTCTGCACTGCCCCGGCCGCAATCGACAAATCACCGTGGAATACCCCTACCTTTTGACCGGTCTCTGTGGTGGTTTTGCTATAGCGTCCGCCAGAATATTCGTTTTTCCCGTCGAAATTTGCCCGCTCAACCAGATCAAGCAGCTGATCCGTGATCGAAGCCTGAAGATCTTTTACATCATCCGGCTCGACCTTCATCAGACGGTTTCCTGCACCTGCTGCTTTTAGTTCAATTTGATTGATCAGCATGGTTTTGTTTGCCCCGTCCGGCATCGCCATGATTTTAGCCTGTAATTTGATTTGCTCATCAGACGAAGAATCCGCCTTGGCATCATAGGCGCGGACCAGGCGATTCATTTCCAGCGCATATTCCGGGGTTGCTGCTTTTTCTTTGGCCTGCTCTTTTTCCAGATCACGAACCTTTTTCAGAGTTTCAGGCCGAAGATTCAGACCCATCATTTCAGCCGGTGACAGCGCCCCGCCTTTTTTCTTCACCGCATCCATATAAGCAAAATCGCTAATCGTGACTTGTAATTCATCCTCGGCTTTCATGCGATTGGCCGAAGCAACCGCTTCCGAATGAGCTTCTTTTATTAATTGGTCTCTGGTTTTCGCGCGAGGATCGGAGGATTTTTCAGGAATATGCTCGAACCGCAGCCATCTGCCTTTTTCATCTTTGGCCATCAATAACTTTTCAAACTGATCAGCCGCTTCCAGCGCTTTGGCCGGTTCCATTTTCCCGATATTCACAATGTTGTTATTCGCCAGAGTCAAATCCGACTTCAGGAAAGATGCCCGCCGCTCAACCTCTCCCTCTTCTCGCGTGAGCGTGCCGTTCTCAATTCGCACCTGCACCGCCTGAGTGATGGTTTCCCGATCACCGGCAATCTCTGCATCCCGCTGCGCCTGCAAAGCCTTGGCGTTGCTGTTGCGCTTGCCAACCTCAGCAATCCTCAGCTCGGCCGTCGTGCGAAACTCTCCCTGCAGGGCATCTGAAGCCGTCACCATCTCCTTCTGCTGATCGCTCCAGCGGATATTTGGAACACCCTTTTCCGACTTCCCGACCACCCAGCTGCTGTATTGTCCGTGTGCGTCCGCCCAAATCTGCCGGATTTCATTCGGATCATCGGTCTCAGATGCCTTCAACTGTGCTTCAGTTTGAATAATCTTAAACTGCGACTGCGCCGCCAGCGCATCCGCCCGCAGATCCGCCTGCTTGTTTTTGGCCGCGTAATCGGTGGCAATGTCCGCCACTTTCGCCCCCAGCCCGGCAATCACCTGCCCGCGCTCGGCAACCTTGTTAAATCGCTCCATGCCAAAACCGCGCGGCACGGCCGTGGGCTCCGGATTGCGCTGGTAGTTCACTCCCAAATCCATCGGTATGCGGCCCATATAAACCCTTCCTATGCGTTAAACAAATTATTGCTGCCCGGTGTAACGCGCCCATTCATGCCGTTATTATATCCGGCTCCTTGGCCACCGCCGGAAACCATCGTTCCGCCCGCGCCGGGTGGAGGTGGCGTCTTCGGCCCCAATCCGCCGGCCGCACTAAACGACGCACCCGTCAGAGCCAGACTGCCCGCACCACTGATCAGCGTGGTCGTTGCTCCGTAGTCCGCCGCCGACTTGTCAAATTTACCCTGCTGGCGAATCAGCCGCGCACGCTCCATCGATCGCATAAAGCCAACCGACGAAATCCGGTTGCCTTCCAGAATGTTCATTTCATCGGCCTTGGCCTGCTCTTCCAGCAGATAAACCGGAGTTCCGGTCATCAAAAGCCCGCTTTTCGCAAAATCTGCCTCGATGGATGCACGCCGCATCCGTGCCTGCTTCCGCTCCTGCCGCTCCTGGGCCGAGCGCCGGAGCTTTTCCTCTTCGGCCTGCATCTCCTCAACCTTGGCCGCATGGTCCGCGTTATACTTTGCCTGCTGACCCGCCGCCTTTTGCGCCTGATACGACATGGTTGTGCCGGCCAGCGTCCCCACAATTCCAATAATTAACAGTGTTGCGGTTATCGGATCCATAAACTCATTCCTTTGTGCTTTGCCGGTCAATGTCCGCGCCGATAGACAGTAAATTAAACGGTTGCGTCCCGGTTGTGCGGATCATCAGCGGAGCCTCTTCGGTGTTGCCGGAATTAACGGAAATTTCCACCTTGCCCGTAAACAGTTCCGCCGACGGGTACTCAATGACTTCCCATGTCTCCCCGCCGTCCACGCTCACCTCGCCGCCCTGTGAGGCTTTTAGGTAAAGAAATATCTTGGTGATTCGGTACTTGGCCTCTTCCAATACGTTCGGGGCCTGCACCAAACTGGTAGGCCGCACCAAACTGGTCATGGCTGTATCTGTTCCGTCCTGATCATCCGTAAACACCTGATTGGCATAATCCAGCTTTTCCATCTGAAACACGCCGTCGCGGTTCGTGCAGATAAACACCGTATCAATTCCAGCCGTCGGAATGACGCACCCGGAAACCACCGTTGCACCGGCCAGCGGATGGTTTGCCCAGCCGGTAATGTTCATTTCCTTGTCGTAGGTGAACGAAATCAGCGTGTCATCTTCCGTGCCCGCCCAAATCACCGGAAACGGATTCTTTTGTACGCTTAACCACCGGAAGCCGCTCCCGGCGATATCCGGGCAGGAGACGGTCATATTCATCCCCGCATAACCCCATTTTGCATCACTGAACGACATGCTCCGCAGTGTCTTTTTGTCGCTCTGCACAAAAATAATGTCTTCACCAATCAGCAGCGCCTGAATAGGTGCCGAACTGTACGAGTTTTGCACCGCAATTTTGGGAGGGTTCACCCCGCTGATGATCTTGTCCGAGTCGCGCGATCCGGCGGAATACTCGTTGAAGTCCGTACCGAACAGCAGTTCCCCTTTGCTCGCCAGCCAACAGAGCCGCGTCGCCCGGTCAGCATTCGCCTGAATCGCCAGCGGAGAAGTCTCCAGCACCCCGTCAGCAAACCATCCCCAGTTGTTGACCGCAGAGCCCCACACCATAAACGGCTGCAGCTTCGACCCGCCCAGCATCAGCCGTTCGTCATGGATCGCCACCACACCCGGATAGCCGTTGGTTTCGCTGAACGCTCCGAGCTTCCAGTTTTTGGTCTGGAAAAGAGCGGTCAGCGATGTTTCAGGCTCAACCGTCACCGTCCGCGCATCCGTGTAAGCCGTGATGTTTGCGATAAACGGAGTGCCGGACGGAAATTCCAGTTGCCACATGCATCCCGTTGCGCCCGTAACCGCCGTGTACGTCTGCATATAAACACGCAACAAGGCCAGCGGATCTTCGATGTCGCGGGTAATTTCACCGTTATTGTTGCCGCCTGCTCCGTTTACAACGCCAATCGTTTCCCACGTCACGCCACCATCCAGACTCTTCTGAAGAGCGCAAATCCCGCTCCAGACTCCGCCCTGCGTGAGCAGCTTAACGGATCCATTAGAGTAAGCCACCGGCGCAGACGCACTGCCGGTTGCCGTAAAGATTCCATCGTATGTCTGCGCGATATTTACAGCGCAAAAGACCTTCTGACCGATGTTGTCCTCCGTGAACAGATCAGCACCGCTTTTAAGCGTTATTGAGCCGACAAACGCAGTCCTGCGCCAATACGCCGTCGCGGTCGCAGGAGCAACTGGCAAAGCATTGCCGGCGTTCGCATCAGACAGAGACACAAAAAAACTGTTGCCGCCGCCCGTTAAAACCTTTTCATTACTAAAACTACCCGGAAGCGGATAATAATATATTGAATCACCATAGTCGTTTTTACGATATCCGGTGTTTATATGAATAGAAGTAGCGTCGGAAATAAGGACATTATAGTTCCCATTGATTGGCGCCGCACCTTCGCTGAAACCAGAAACCCCAATCGTATCGCCAGCAGAAATGCCATGCCCTGACGCAATGGTTAGTTTTAAAAGATAATAATTTCTATAATACCACGGATATCCACCCCCATCAGTATACCAAAACACATATTGGGCTGCTGTAATTGATTTTTCAGATCCTCCCGTATGCACAACATCACCCATCGCATAAGTTGTTCCGGCCGCATACGCTGCCTTCTCAACCGAAAGAGTCGTTTCGTCGGCATTCCACGGAAGCCACGGCCCGCCCTCCAGCTCCGCGTCATCGAGCGTCCACTCCGTGTCCGCCGTGCGCACCAGCTTTTGCGTCGGATAGCCATTATGTGCAAGGTACATCACATCGTTAAGCTGCTTATCCGACAGCTCATTGATGTTCAATGCCGCATAGTCGCAGTCCACCGTATCCTTCAGCGTGCCGGCCAGATCAAATATCTCAAACCGGCTCCACGAGTCATGCCCGCTTGCCGCGTAGCTGATCAGTGCCACGACATACTGAGCAACCCGATCATACACAAATCCAAAATACCGGATCACCGACGGCTGATAAACAACCCCTTCAACCGTCACCGGACCATGCTCCAGCACTTTTTCACTCGGCGGACGGCGAATCATCCCGCCGTATGGTGTCGGAAGAAAATTGTCCTGCACCAGATTGCCCTTGTGGTAATGCTCCATGTCGGAGCGGTAATGCAGATCCGCACCCAGCACCCCGCCGCTTAAATTGTGTCGAAATACTCTCATGCTGTGAAGATCTCCTCAACCGTGAGCGTACTGATGCAACGAGGAAATAGCGTTGTGTCGGTGTCGGTTTGACTCCGGTTGATCATCCCGGTATTTGTGCTGTTTGATAAAATTCCGGCCTGAACTCTGAAAACCGTAGCACTGGCGTCCGTTGCCTCAACGATCAGCTCTATAACCGAACATCCCATTTCGTGCGCTTCGTAAAAATATCCTATCAATCCGTGACACGCCGTGCGGTTTGTCCCCTTGTCTGTTGCCAGTTCAATGGCTGCAGCATCACGCGTAATTCTAAGAACAATGGGATAGCTGGATGATGTAGCCTGCCCGTAAATTACAGCACGAATCCGCAGTTTCGACGTTGCCAGCCGAGGGGTAATTGTTGCAACCATATCGGCAATGTTTGTCCAGTTCGGGCCGGGATTTGCACCGGTAATTGTTTCGACTGTGGTTTTTTTTGCATAAACAATATTAGGCAGCAGAGCCACCCGAACGGCAGCATCCTTTGAATCAGCAGTCGAAGCCGCCGACGCAAGCGCAACCACATCAGCCGCATCCGCATAGCTTTCAGCCGATGCCAACGTCGCCGCGTCACCGTCTGTTATCAGTGCCGTGGCATCGCCCGCGAGCTTGACGGCCGTAACCGAACCGCTTTGCAAATTCTCTTCAGCCACCTGATCCGTTCCGTGTAAAGAAACGTAATCAACATCATGATTATGCCCGGGAGCTATCACGCCAATCACCCGGTTGAATGCGCCGGCGATCGCTCCGCCCACCCCTCCGCGTGTCCGGCTGTACCGGCCCCGCGCAATGCGTGGACGCGGATTTTCCGTGTCAAAACTCCCCACCATCTTAGCCCGGGGAAAAACAACCTTTTCGTACTCTTCAAGCAGGCTGTTGTATTTCTGCGCGTTCTCAGTCAGTGGCATGCAGATTTCAAGCGCCAGACGGAAAAACACACATTTCACCATCAAACCGCTCCACTCCGCTGGATTTTCCGAATAGCGAATGTACCGGAACGGGAAGTTTTCAGCTACTGAGGTGAACAGATAGCCATTTTCAATCACATAGTCCTGATCACGATTGCTGGCCGGACGTAGAAAGTCACTCGGAAGCGTGTACTGATACGTATCATCATTCTCAGCGATCGGGCTTTCCAGCTCGACCGATTTGGTCAGCTCAGACCAGCGAAACTCACTCTGCACTTCGCGGATCACCTGGTGAATAAACAGCCGTATTACCTCTGCATGGTTGCCGGTATCCGTTTCAATGTTTGTCAGACGCTTTTTCTCTCCGACTTTTCCCAGCGCCAGATCACCAACCTGCTCCAGCGTATCCACGAAATTTGCATGTACCGGCATAATTCACCTCTTTTTAGTAAAAAGGCGGAACGGATAACCCGCTCCGCCTTGGTTTCATCACGTTGCGAAGCGCTCAGGGCAGCTTGAATACAACCCGATAAAACACGTTCGTGCTGGCTGTGCCGCCGGCGCCGGTAAGAGGCATAGCATCGCCGCGATTCATGATAACCGTGCCAGCCGAATTGGTATTCAGAGGATCGTTCATCACCACCGTAGCTTCCGCACCGCCAACCGTCGAAAACGAGCCGATCCGGTAGGTTTTGCCATAGTCAGCCGCATTCGTTGCAACCGACGGCGTAAAACCAATCGTCACCGCGTTCGTGGTCGTTCCGGTCAGTTCCGTGTAGATCGCCACCGGAATGGCTACCGCCGCGAAACTTTGCGTAATGGTTGCCACGTTGTTCGTTCCGGGAGCAACGCCCACCGTCACATACTTCTCAGCCTGCACACCCAGCGCCACGGCCGCCATCACTGCCATAATTGTCATTTTTTTCATTTTCAACCCCTTCAATTAATTTTCAAACTATGGAAGCCCCGGCCTTGCGACCGGGGCCGTCCGTTATTGCGCCGCGGCGACGATATCGCCAACGACTACACCGAGGTCGTCGATGCGCTTGAAGTCTTCTTTTTCGCGCATGTAAACCAACTGCGTATCACGCAGCAACCCCTGAGTAGAGGTCGAGGTCTTGAACCCGCTGTACATGACCCGGTTGATAGCCTGGGGAACCCATGCCACATAGGAGTCTACCGCGCCTTCGCCGGTGATGGAGGCCATCATGGATTTAGGCAGGACAATGAAGGTTACACCGTCGATGTCCGGGATCGTTCCCTGCATGAAGTGCTCATAACTGCGCACGAAGTCCGTGTTATGAATCTGGTTGCGGCTGTTCTTGCGGAAATGCCGCGCCATCGTTGCGGAAATTGCGCAATAGATCGGGCTGCCCTTGGCATACCAAACATTGTCAAACTTCTCGCAGATCATGCTTGGCAGACTGTCGACATCGATGTCTGCATAGGTCATGTCATCTAGAGTTTGGGTCGCCGGCAGAGAAACCGAGTGCAGGGTTTCATTGTCGCTGGATTTGCGGCTGACGGTTGCGGCCGTAGCACCGGCAAGGAACAGCTCATCGCGGTCTTTGAAGATTTTACGGATACCGACGTTAACCGTGGAACCCTTCGGATCGGCCAGATGCTGCCATTCTTCGTCTTCGTCGAACGAGTGACCCCATTCAACCAGACTCGGAGCGGACCAGCTGACCATCTTCATTACATCGTTAAACGGAGTAATGGTCTTTTTGAAGTTGTCCCAGGTCTGACTTTCAGCGGCCAGCTGCTGGTATTCCTTCACCGTGTCTTTGGCCGTCAATGCTTTGCTGACTGCATCGTCGCTGTCCGCAGCACTGATTCCGTTGATCCACACGCCTTTGCCGGATCCCGCTTCTTCTTCGCACATGTGCGCCAGAATAGAGTGGGCCGGATGTTCACCGAGCAGGTCTTTTACGTTGGCCGTAAACTGCTCGAACATATGAGTATCCTGCGACGCGAAGCGCACCGCCGGAGCAAGCAACCAGCTCAGCAAGGCCAAGACTGGATTTCCAATAAACATAATTTTCATCTTCTTCTCCTTCGTTTTTACATTTCAGTTAACAAACCGTGATTTCTCACCATTCGCTCACCGTGTTCCTCCGAAGGAGGGGGCTTGCTTGCGGTTGCGCCGCCACCCGCCGCGATCCACGCGGATGGAGGGGCTCAGCCCAAAGAAAAAGGGCGAGGTATTCCCTCGCCCCTATATACGCATCCAGTTTTACCCGGATTTATTTTTTCCGCAGCGCATCGCGTTTTTTATACAATTCCGATTCCTGTTTGATCAGTTTCTGCCGTTCAAGCGAGTTTTCGGTTCCCTTGATCTTTGTCCGCAGCTCGGTGATCTGCGTTTCAATACCGTCCGCCGACTCCTTGCCGCTTCCTCCCGGATGGTCTTCGCTGATACTGCGAGCCACTTCGTCCATCATGACGCGGAAGTCCTTGCGCGCATCGATCCCGACCGACTTCATCACGGAAAACAGTTCAGGATATTTTTCGCCAATCCGGTCAATCCCCGCCTGGCGATCCGCAAACGCGGCCCCCCATTCGGTTTTTAACTCGGCATCCGTGGCTGTTCGCTGGGTTGCAATCTGCGCCTGAGCATCCTCCATGTCCTGCGCCACCTGATCGGAATAGATATCCATCACAGCCTGCGCATGCTTGTTGCTCAATCCGGCCTTATGAAACGCTCCGGTAATTGCCTTTTGCCGAGTTTCCGGCAGTCCGGAATCCTTGAACATCGGGATTTCGTATTTGTCGGCACTTTCCGGCGCCACCGGCAGATCGGGAAAGTGTTTCATCACCTCGGCCTGAAACGCCGCCTTCTGCTCCGGTGTGGCATCTTTGGCAGGCAGAGGAATCCCCTTCGACGCGGCCAGTTGCCGGGCGCTTTGCGCACCCTTCACATAGTCGCCAAGGGTTTTATATTCCTTGTCCTTATCGGTCAGGAGGGCCGGATCAACCCCGGCAGACTCAAACCACGGCTTATCACCGCCGCCGGCCGGAGTCTTTGTCCTTCCACCATCGGGAGGAATTTCCATGCTGCGCGATCCACCGTCACCAGATCCTCCGCCGTCACCGCCGCCGTCACCGCCGCCGGATCCACCGCCGCCTGCTCCGTCTTCGCCAATATACCGGACCATCGGAAGCAACGGGAAAAACATCCAAAGAATGAATTTCAGCATGCCTTAGCCTTTCGGATTCATTTTTTTGAAACGACGGGCAATGTAAGAGCTTTTGCTGGCCTGCTCTTTCAAGTCAGATGGAATCTGACCGAGTTCGTTGCGTCCGGCCTTAATCTTGCCGGCACGACGCTTGAGATAGTTCGATCCGCTAACGGCCGGTTCACCAAGTTCACCAACAGGCTCATCCGTATCAGGAACTTCAGGACCTTCATCCGCTTCAGGGGCCACGTCACCGCGAGCTTCCAGCGCGTCGCAAATGGCGTTTAACGCTTCAGCCTTGTCTTTGCCAATCACCACATCCAGCTTTTCAGCCGCAATGAAATCAGCCAGCTCTTTGAGCGTAACCTTTTTCACGTTCACTTTGCCGCCCAGCAGCAGCGCACTTGTAACTTTACTCACTTGCATCCTCCTTGCCCTCTACAGGCTTCCAGTTGATTTGTTCGATAACCCACACCATGAAATCATTCCGGGCCACATTTGCATCCTGCACCCGCTGATCCGTCGCAAAAAGCGGCCCGTTCATCCCGGACTTGGCAATCAGATCCTCAAGCACCTGCTTTCCATCCGCCGTTCCGAATACCTTTCTGAACCGAGCCGCCCGCTTGCGCTGCTCCCCATCGGCCACTGCCCGCCGCGTTTTGCTTGGTTTAACCATTAGATCGCCACCCCTTGGGCGCTTTCCATTGCCGCCACCCCGGCTTCAAGCGGACTTCCCTCTTCCGATGCCCGCTGCGCATCAATCGGACGCACCATGCCGCCGAGCTGCTCTTGCTGCTTGGTTGCCGCCTGCGCGTCCATATATTTTTTGATGTTTTCTTTGAACTGCTGCTCAGTAAACAACAGCTCCACATCCACGTTTTTGGCCGCGAAAATCTTTTTGATTGTTTCGTATGTCTTAACAACCGCATCCAGCCAGGGATTCTGTTTGATGGCCGCGATCAGCTCCGCCGCCTGCATAACCGCTTGAGCCAGACTGGAAATCTCCAGATCAGCCAGCTGCACATCGAGCCGACTGGTGTACTGCACCGAGAACTCACTGCCGGCCAGTGCCGCCGGAACCTCTTCACCGAGCAGGTCATATTCAAGAATGTCTTCAGCAACCAGCTCGTACAGCGGCGAAAAGAACCCATTCCCAAGCCGGTTGATTACCGGACTGATCGCCTGAATCCGTTCCGCGATCAGCTGGGAAATCTCAAACGCCGTCTTGGCGCTGTTTTTAATCTGCTCCAGCATCGTGAACAGATCCACGTAGTGCAGTTTATTCAACTCATCCGTAAGCCAGGTGATGAAATCCGCACTCAGTTGCAGATTGCCGTTGCCGGTGTACGTGAAAATCTGCCCCTTGCTGGTGTCGCAGTAGTTCACCCCGAACGCTTCCAGTACCGCAGACTCTACCGCGTCCCGATCCGGCAGGAAAATTGGCGGAGCAATCCCCAGCTCAACCCCGTCCATGTGATCCGAGACAACCTTCATCAGCGTCCGAGCCACAGGCAGAGCCTTCATGGCCGGAGATCGCCCGAACGGCTCCCCGTCGCGCACATAAAAACGCGGTACCAGATACCGCATCCGCTTTGTTCCGGACTCTTTCACCTTTGTCCGGGTAGACTCTTCAACGTGGATGCTTTCATACGGCATGTTTTTGCTGTCCATCCGCTTGCCGTTGCGCTCTTTGCGCCGACGCAAAACATGCACAAATTTGAATTTCTCTTCGTGCTTTTCGTTTTTGTAAGCCGTCTGGATCACCGACGGAACTTCCTCCAGCCCAAACTCATCAACCGCCTCAACGGCCGTCAGTTCATATTCGCGGTAAACCTCAATCAGCTCCGCGCGCGCATTGCGAACCGGAAAAACCTTCGTGCTGGGATACACCAGAAACTCGTGCTGAGAAGTTTTCTCGTTGAAATCGACATAAAACACCCCTTCACCACGCACACCAAAGCCGGACAGCATCTCGTTGTATGCTTCGGGAAACGGGCTTTGCTGAATCCTCCGGTGCGTTGCCTTGCTGAGCGCCGTATAAAACCGCGCCATCTCGGACTGTTTCATCTTCTTCTGGTCCTGATCGATGATGTTCCCGCGGCCCATGCTCATGGTGTTGGAAAACAGACCTGAAACCATCCGCTCCTGCGCCAGAATGCCCGTTGAAATAATCGGCTGAAGAATCTCAGAACCAGCCGGGGCTTCCAGCAGATCCTCAAGCTCAGGATTAAACAGCCGGCACGCTTCATCACACACGTTTTTATACGTTGCCCGCTGGCCTTTCAGCGTATCGCGCGTCCGGAGAATCTTCTCTGCAATCGTTTTTGCCATATTTTTCATTCAGACCGGCCTAAAGCCTAAGGTCTAAAGCCTTTTTTTTAGTCGCCCGTCCGTTTTTTCAGCATGTTTGCAAACTGCCCGCCAGCGGCCGGATTGACCTGATAGGTCGTTTGCCGCCCTTTTTGCTGCTGAAGTCTGCGCCGTTCTGCCTCACCGGCAGCCTGAACCTCGGCATTCTCCGGAGTGACAGGAGCAGCCGCTTTCTCCGGCGCTGGAGGCTTTTGTGCTTTTGGTCCGCCCATAAATATCCCCTTTGTTTGTTTTCAGGCTATATACGCACCCACCAACCCGAGCCACCTCAGAAAACCCCATCGCCCGCGCCATTTTCTCAGCAACCTGATTGTTTCCCTCACAGCAAACCTCCAGCAGATCCACTTCCTTGCTGTTCAAAATCATGCGCAGCGCCATTTTTGCCGCCCAAAACACGGTCTTTGGACGGTACTGAGCGTGAGCCGCAAAATGTACCTGCACGCTTTTTCCGCATTCGCGCCAGTTCGTCAGGTAAATCACCGCCGGATATCTCCCCTCCACCTCAATCACCACCGGACAAAACGCGATCGCGCGCGGAGCTTTTGGCTTTGGGTTCAAATAACTCATCCAGCCCGGAAGCGTCCGCAACCATTCAGGCAGATGTTTAATCGTACCGGCCTCAACCTGCTCCATAAACGCCTGACGCAACTCGTTCGCAGTCGGCTGCAGGTGAATGAACACAGCCGGTTCCGCTTTTTCTGACCTCTGACTTTTGACCCCTGACTTCTGCATTAGTATCTCCTCAATTTTTTAACCACCCGACTGCTCACCCGCCGCCCTGCATTCAATGCCCTCGGCTTCACGTTCCGCCGCGCCCAATACCTCAACCCGTCAATCAGATGGTTGAACTTATCCTCCGGCTCATCGGAAAACTTACCGTCCGGCAGCTTCTTCCATGCATAGTTCTCAAACTCAGCCTGAAAATTGTTGCTGTCCCGGTGGACGTAGATCGTGAATTGCTTCAGCAGGCTGATCCCGTACTGGATGCTTCCAGCACCCTTTTCGCACGCCTCAACGCGGAATCCGCTGGTTTCCAAGTCGGCCAGCTGCTCAGCCGCCGCCGCATCACCGATCATCAGCAGACCCGGAAGAAACAGCCCGCACTCGATTGCTTCCCTCAACCGCAGCTCCAGCGACGGCTTATCCGGATTGCTCTGATTCACCGTGGTGATCAGCCCCGTCTCATACACCACTTCGCGCACATATAGCCGATCATTCAGCAGGAACGCCCGGCCCACGGCCGTAGGATCCTGAGAGAAACCAAAGTCCACGAAATGTCCATCCCGCTGCGCCGCGTAAAGCTCTTTCGGCCACTGTTCATCCTCCAGCACCAGCCAGTTGTCGAAGATGGCCCCTTCGCGCCGCGCCCGCTTCCCAAGCCCGTAAACTTCCCAGCTCCACTTATCCGCCGTGCCGGCCAGTATGTTTTCAGGCGTTGGCCGCCAGCTCATGATATCTGCCCGCGCCTCCGGACTGATGAAAGGATTGTCCCGGAACGTCGAGTGGAAATAATCCACCCGATCCCCGCCCTGCTTCAATACCCGCTCAAACACCCAATGCACCGAAATGCTGGGATTGAAGTCCATGATAATAAAATCGTTGGTTCGCGCATTAATCTGCCGGAACGCTTCGTAGGATATTTCCGTCACCTCGTTCAGCCACGCAATATCACGACGCGGACCGTGCAGCTTGCCCGGCTTCTGACACCCGCGAAACCGCAGCATGGCCCCGTTTTTAAACCGGTACTCCTTGCGCTGCTCATTCCAGCACTTATCATCCCACAGCCCGAACTGATCCGGCCCCATCACAAACCGGAAATCCTCAATCACCGAATCGTTACACGTCGCCTGATCGTGCCGGAAACAGTCCACCTTCACCTTGCGCTGCAGCAACTGATACGAAATCAGATACTGCAAAATCGAAATCGTTTTTGAGGATCCGGACGAACCCTCGAGCACCGCATACCGCTTGCGCGTCGCCCGGTAATCAGCCCCTGAAATATTCCAGCCGGCGCGACGCTCAGCAACCGACTTGTTCAACCAGCCCGAATAAGCCGGAAACGTGCTGTCCACCAGCCGCTGATAGTTCAGGGTTGCCGATATTTCACGCATCCGCAACCTCCGCACGTCTAACCACCATCATAAACCGACCATCACCAGAACCCTCTTCGTCTTCTCCGGTTGCCATTTTTAACCGGTCAAGAGCTTCTTCCACCCCGGCCAGCTGCTCACCAATCCGGAACTTACCCAGGTACCACTTGAGCCCGTCCATCTCGAGTTTGAAGCGCACCGCCTCCATCTCACGAAACTCAAGCGCTGGAGTTGTCCGAATCTTGCGAATCAGCTCTACAAAATCATCCTCCAGCAGAGCCACCCGCACCCGGCACGCCAGCACAAACCCCTCCGCAAACTGACGCAAATCCGGATCAATACCCAGCGCACCCTTACGCACCCAACCAGAAACCGTTTTACGAGTCGGAAGCCCGTCCTTTTCACAGGCATGCGTCAGACTTTCCCCGCCGGCGATCGCATCTAAAACCAGCTCAGCAACCGGCCACGAAAACCCATCCGGACGGCCAACCTTCACCGGCTTTTTCCGAGCCTTGGAAACCTTTTTAACCGGAGGTTTTTCCGTCTGTTTTTTCTGCTTTTTCATCGGTCTGAGTAGTCCGGTTTGTCAGTTGCGGTATAAGGACGCGCGCGCGTGCGCACACAATTCCGCGCACGCATGCGCGTAGCGGGGTAATAATTAGAACTTTCCGAGAATGTCCTTCTCCTCGAAAAAGCTATACAGCTTCACCCCGTCGCCGTTGTCAAACTTCAGCGGCTTACCCTCGCTGGCCCGACACACAACACAATCCCCAACCTTCACCGCCTTGACCTCCGGACCGACAGCCCGGACAATAATGTCACACGGAGCGCTTTCCTTCGCCGCATCCGGAATAATCAACTTAATCGCCTGCTCCTTTGGAACCGGCTCAACCATCACCGTCTTGCCATACAATTTGATACCCATAACCTACCCTTTCTCTTCCTGTTCTATTTTCTCCAGCACCTGCCGGACGCTCTTGCCCTGCTTCCGCGCGAAATAACGCAGATCGCTTCGAAACACTAGAAACCGCGCCAGCTTCAACCGCTCCATCAGAGGCTGCATCTGCATCCTCAAAAACACATTCAGCGCCAAATCATTCGCCTGCTTCACCCGGCGCTCACGCCGGAACATCTTCCGCTTCCCGTTGTCCTTGCTCATTCCAACACCCTTTCTGTTTTGTCCGTTGAAAAATCAAACCGCTGTTTCTTCCAGAGCCTCATCAAACCGGCCTTCACCACGCATCTTTTCCATGAGCCGCTGCCGCGCCTTGTATTTACGCACGACCGTCATGCCCGCCCAGCGCCCCCGCTGCGTAATCGCCGCAAACGGATTGCGCGCCGGATCCAGCTTCTGCCAGTGACGAACCAGCTGAACGCGGAACTCGCTCAAAAACTCATCCTTCGCACTGGCCGGATATCCGCGCATACTGTTCTGGCTGAAATAACCCCGCACACACTCCTCCGCCAGCACCGCAAACCGCTCCGTCATCGCACCGGCCGCCAGCGACTTCTCCAACTCCGCCTTCAACTCAATTTTGCAAACCATCACTTCACCCCCATCGGCTTCAACACATCAACCTGCACCCGCATCCGCTTCATGAAAATTGCCACCCAGCTCTTCCAACCCTGCCGGTCAAGCTTGTCGGTTATCGCTCCGTCCAGACACGCCCGCCAGATACGCTCCGCCTCTTCCGGCCCGACGTGTGGATTCTCCCGCAACTCCCGCCACTTACTGCGAAGCACCACCGAACTGGAAGGGTTGTTGCCGTAACGCTTCTCCTGCCATCCCGGACACCGGCTCAAAAACTCGATGGACGCGGCCAGCACATCGGAACACCTCCACGCATCGCCGGGCTCCTGCAAAACAAACTGGCATGGTTTATCACCGGAGGCATCCGGCGGACTGCCGGAGGCCGCTGAGGGTGTCCGGCAAAAAGCCGGACGCTCCCGGGAGCCGGTATCCCCGGCTTCGCTCGCCCCTCCCGCCCCCCCTCCATCTCCAGCTGAATCCAGCTGGGAATGTATTCTCATTCCCAAATCTATATCTGTTTCTGGATCTGGATCTATCTCTACGGGAAATTTCCCATTCGGGAAATTTTCCTCTCCAGTTCCAGCCAAGGTTGGAGAGGCAGCTCCACCTCCAGAAAATCCAACACCAGCGGGGGCGGGAGGGGCGAGCGAAGCGAGCCTGTTGAGTCCATCCGCGTCGCGGGCAAGCACCCCCTCAGACCACAAAAATTCCAAAAACTTATTTTGGGTTTTTGAATATTTCCCCGTGACCGCCTTTATAAAGGAAAGCAACTCCCCATCCGTAACCGCCCTGTTTCCCAACTTTGCGAAGAACCGCACAAGGTCGGGACGGAAGGCCTGCACCTCCTCAGCCATCCTCTCATCCGCCTCGCTACGCTTACGCTCACCATCCTGCGACGCGGGCATCTCCTGATCCTCCTGCCAATGCAACAGCTTAATCTGCCCGCGCTCCAACGCACGCGGGCATATCTGCTTTGCCCGAGCCAGAACACTAAGCCGGTGCATAATCCGCGCTTCCTGCTCCGCATCCCCGCGTGAAAGCAAAAACGCCAGCTCATCGGCGGACATCTTATCCCCCGCCTCAGAACACAGCACCCCGGTTTCATGCCCGCGCTCCGTACTGCCGGTCATACACTGGATCCGCGTCAGCAGACCCAGCGCCTCATCCGGCAGATTCCAGACAAACTGATCCCTCAGCACCCGGTCATGATTCGCCTTATGCCACCACTTACGATTCCGACTCATAAAAACACCCTTCTATAAGGAAAGCCCGTCTACATTCAAAAACGCCCGGCAATTACTCACCGACACCGGCCGCGTCACCAGCCACTGATTGCACCCTTTTCCAGCCACTTGCCCCTCGACACTCGACACTTCTCCGTGCCCGCAGTGCCAGCAAAGCCCCGGCTTACCTTCAAAAATAATCGGCCTGTCATTGTCCATGCGCCCCATCCGTCCTATGCGTCCGCTTTTTTTAATCTGTCCAAATTCCGCTTCTCCCGGATATCGATCCCCGCCGCCTTCAACCGATCCACCAGCTGCATCACCTTTTCAAACGACGGCTCAGGCAAACCGTGCCCCTTGGAGTCCGCCCCGATGTTCACAAACGACGGCCGCGCCGCGATAATCATCCCGGCAAACTCATCCAGATCAAAATCCATGATCGGCTCGATGGTGATGAACGTTCTAAATCCACCGGTAGAGATTTGCTTCATAGCAACTGTTCTTAAAAACCGTCCTGGAGCGTTACCTAGATCATTTTCTCTATTCGTCTCAACCGTGCATCCGAACAAAAACGAACGGGGAAAAACTCCACTCCCTATAAAAGGCGTGGCTTGGACTGGGTTTTTTGTCTGAAAGACGTAATCATTAAAAGGAAACCGGCAAGAGTGATCCAGTATACGGCGAACCCACTCAAGCGGAACTTGCCGAGCAAACAGATCATTGCAGTTCTCAATAAAAATCGTCTTTCCGGAGCCGTACTGCACCGCAAACTCTTTTTCCCGCAGGCACAGCGGACCGCTGTACGGAAGATCCGGAAAACGCTTCTGCATATCCTGAATGGAGCAATACACGCACTTATGCGGACACTCCCCGCCCAGGTGGTTATGCGTGTGCGTGATCCAGTCGTACATATTCCCCTTCGTCTTATTCAGCGGCATAAATCCCCTCCATTAAATCCGTCCTATGCGTCCAATCCGTCCGATCCCCCAACCCCTCACGCCGCCGCGACTTCGGGCAGTTTCAGAATCTCACGCGGCCCCGCCTCCGTCGCCGGGCCGACAATCCCGCGCTCTTCCAGTAAATCCATCAGACCCGCAGCCCGGTTGTATCCAATCTTCAACCGCCGTTGCAGGCCGGACGTGCTCGCCCGCTTCGTTTCCCGCAGAACCTCCAGCGCCTGGACAATCAGCGCCTCATCACTCTGACCCTCTGCCGGACTGAAACTCTTCACCCTCCCGTCCTTGCCCTTCTCAATCTTCAGCAGCGTCTTTCCGCCGGTCGAAATCTCAACCGACCCGCCCGGCTCAATCGACCCAACGAACGACTCCGCCGCCCGCTCGGCAATCGACGGCTCACCATCCTCGATAAACCGAAACGCCAGCTGACCCGGCTCCGACCGGCCAAACTTAATCAAATCAACCAGCTCGATCGCGTCCTTCCCGTGCCGCTTCACCACATCGAAGAAGCCCGCCAGCTCCCAATCATGCTTGCGCATCGCAAGACTCACCCCGGACGAAGACTCTCCGCCGGCCAATTCAATATGCGTCAGCTCATGATCCAGCAGAGCAACCTGCCGCTCGGTGGAGAGTGTTTTCCACAAAACATGATCAATCGTCATCACCGCATCTGGCATTCCAGCGGCCCGATCCTCATCCGAAACGGCCCTGATCGTCGCGTAACAGGAGCGGCCGCGCAGCTTAACCGCCGGCAAAGGAAACCCCTTTTTGTCTTCCGCCTTGGCAAACACGCACAACACATTCACCCCAAGCGCCGCCAACGGCTCATGAAACTGCTCCATTGTCGCCCGACACGCCGCCTGCACCTTTTCCTCTGCAACCCAATATTTCTTACTCATTGCATTGTCCTTTATTACGGGCGCGGCTTATGCCCGCCCTGGTTTCTTCGCCTTAAAAATAATCCTCTCCGCAACGCACTGTGCCCGCTGAAGGTCAGAACACATCTGGTTCCGCGCCGTCTTAAAAAAACACCCGGTGCAGTGCTCATTCACCTGCTTCACCTTCACCAGCTCCGGAACTTCGTTCACTGCGTCTCCTTTTCAGTTCTCTGCCGCTACAGCGGCAACTCAACCTCAAACAACCCCAGATACCCCTTCATCGGTACCGGATCAGCCAGCGGCTTGTGGTGACTCAACAGCCACCCGACCGGCCCAAAAAACCACGGGCTTTTCACTCCCATACCCACACACTCACTTACATGCCCCCCATACGTCACCGCCCCCACCACACACCCAACCGGGTACGCCTTGGCATCAATCGGGATATCCGCCAGCTTCAGCCCCAGCGCTTCATGGTTCGTGACAATCCAGCGCAGACCGTCCACGTCAAACGCCACCGTCTTTTTCTTCTTACCGCCGCTCACCGCCCACCCCCGATCAGCTCAGCCAGCCGCTCCAGATAATCTTCAGCTGACACATGAGATGGTTCTTCTAACACGATCTGAATATCCAACGGCTTAATCCCCATGCCATCCAGCAGCCACGGCTCCGGCGGTTCACCCAGCAACTGCTGGCGCTCCGTCATCAGCATCCGCAGATCGTATTCCTTCACGACGGCCAGCGCCTCTGCAGACGGCTCAGGAATGCCCGCCGCCTTATAGATGCACGACAGCAGCATGTCCTCCATCACAGAAAACTCCGGAAACAACTGCTTCACCGGCGCCGGCATATCCCCGATATAGGCTTCCGCCGCATCATGAAGCAGAGCGTAAAGAGCAAACTCCTGTGGAACATTAAGGCTCATAATCCAGCAATGCTGCGCCACGCTGTAAAAATGCTTCGTGTGACCGTTAAACCGGCACTGCTGAGACAGCGAATGCGCAATATCCATCCAGCAAACATCCTCCGGCCGCGGCTGACGCACATCAAATTTTTTGCCCGTATAGGTTTGGATCCAGCTCACCGCCCACCCCCGATCAGCTCCGCCAGACGCCCCTCGATCTTCTTCAGCTTGCGCTCCGCCGGACCGTGCAATTCACGGCCGTCCAGCCCTTCCGCCTGGGCCCGCCGACCCATCCGCTCATCGATCAGAGCATCCACATACTCCGGAATCAGATTCACCACCCGCCGCAACTGCTCAGAATCAACGAACTTCCCTCTCCGCCAAAACTTCCAGATCATTTCGTCACATCCTTCCGTCCAAAAAAACTGCACTGCTTAACAGGCTGCTCGTTTTTTTTCTTCCGGTCGCAGCGATAGGCCATGTCGCATTTTTCGCACAAACTTTTTTCCATAATCCCTCTTTCGTTGATCAAAACAAACTGCACTGCCCGCGAGCCGGAACCTTCCACCGCTCACACCGACCGACCAGCTCCCCGCCGGCCTGTACGGGCTGCACCGGCGCCGCCACGATGCTCTTATTCAAAAACCCCTCACCAATCCGCACCCTCCGAACATGCTTTCCAGACACCGGACAAACCACATCACCGCACTCCACCAACGCGCCGCGCCCGACCAGCTCCGTAATCCTCGGACGCACCGCATTCATGTCCCCCAACTCCAACCCGTGCTTAACCTGCCGATCCGTCCACGCACCCGGATTCATCAGCAACCAACCAAGAATCAGCATTTCTCTCTTCGAGAACGCCTTCATCCCGTCGTAATAAGCCAGCAGAGAATTAACGTGCATTGCTCACTCCGTTTTTCGTGCTTTTTGTGGCAAAACCTCTCCGGCTTTCCAAAACACCCGCGTCTTGCCGGTTTCCCAACTCACCACCCAGCACCCGCCCCACACCATCCGTCCAATCCGTCCAATCCGTCCCATCATGCCCGCCCAAAAATAGCGCACGGCGCGGAGCCGGGAGGCCACCAAGGAGACGAAGCCCGGAACCGTCCCGGCCTTCCCGCGCCGTGCAAAAATCAAAAATCCTGTCCGCTCAATCATCAGCTGGCAATTACCAGTCCGAAACGAACGGAACCGCCGCAAATCCACAAAATGAATCCCGTCGTGAACAATCAGCTCTTTCATATCAGTCTCCTTCTTCATTGGTTTCCTGACCTACAGCATTTCCTTCAAATCCTCCACCATCTGAATCCGTGTTCCAACCCACCGGGCACAGTTGACAGCCCAAGAGTTGCCGAGAGCTTTGTAGCGCGGTCCGTCTGGACAAAGTTCTGCTGGTTTTCCGCGCCAGGGAATAGCCGTGTAGTTGTCTGGAAATCCCATCAGCCGCTCGCACTCGGTCGGCGTTAAGCGTCGGACGGACATGGATTGTGCGACCATCGAGCAGTTTAATCCGCCGTCACCATTGCGAGAATCACCGCCGCCGTTGTGCCGAGTGGCTTTGTCGTGGATCGCAATCGCCAGCTGACCGCCTCCGTTCGCATGGCTCCCATCAGCCCCCATGCTTCTCATTGTCGGCGCGATGTTTGCTTGACAATCCCGCCCGTTGTCTTTGCATGAAAAGGCCACAATCGCCTCGCACTCGGTGCGCTCGTTGCCGGTGCGCTCGAACGGTGCGCCGCCCGCCGTCATGCAAGGCGAGACTTCGGCGCAACAGATAATCGGCTCATGTCCTTTGGTTTTGCGGCGAAGCGTTCCGGTGATTCCGTTCTCGACGTTCATCACCGAACCGCCTTGATCCATTAGGCAGGAAATAAGGTCAGTTGCGTCTTTGTAATCACGCGCCTTCATAGCCGACGCGGTTCCGTCCGTTTCGTATTCACCGAAAGCGACCATTCGATGGGCTTCAACAAGGCCGCATCCACGCTGACTAAAAATCTCCTGATTGCTCTGACCTATCCCGCCCGTGTTGTGGCTCTGCGTTATGCTGGGATGGACTCCGCTGCCGTCCCAATGGCTACCGACTTCAACGCCTTTTCCAACTGAGGCGGCAAATCCTTTCCCCGCTTCTCGGCTCGGCGCAGGATTCCCGCACAGGCAGTTTTGCTCAAAAAGTACCGCTGCGGCACTGGCTTGGTCTCCAAGACATCCGACAACGAACACACGCCGCCGACGTTGCGGAACGGCACACTCAAACCCGTCCACTCTGACGTATTGAGCGTCAAGCACCCGGTAGGCCCACCCGTAGCCGAGTTGCCCCAGCCCTCCGAGGAAGGCACCAAAGTCCCGTCCGCCGTTGGAACTAAGGACTCCGGGGACGTTCTCCCATACCACCCATCGGGGCCGTACTGCGTCAACAAGCGCAAGAAAGACGAGCATGAGGTTGCCACGCGGATCATCCAGTCCTTTTCGCAGTCCAGCGACGGAGAAACTTTGGCATGGTGTTCCACCGCAAATAACATCGACTGTTCCTCTTTCAATTCCCCACTCCTTCCATTTCGTTAAATCGCCATAGTTCGGCACATCCGGATAATGATGCGCCAGCACCGCACACGGAAACGGCTCGATCTCGGAGAATCCGACAGCCTTCCAGCCGAGCGGCCCCCATGCGACGCTTGCCGCTTCAATTCCTGAGCATACCGATATAAATTTCATATTTATCACTCAGCGCTTAGCGTTATGCTCAAGCCACTTTTGTAGGTTCTCAATCAGTACATTGCACCAGTCGCAGGCTTTCTGCTCGCCGGCTTCCCGGTTAAACGCCTCTTCCAGATACACATTGGCGTCCGTCACTGCATTCAACTCTTCCCAGCTCTGCACCGAGCGCGGAATCTTGCGATTGTGCATGTCTGTGCGAATGGCGTTTTGTGCCCCCAGAAAATCAGACATAAAATGGATAATCACAGCGGCCTCTTCCGCACTGGCTTCGGTCTCGCCATCTTCCAGACGGTCGCCCATCGGTCGCAACTCAACGCCGGCCTCGTTGTAAAACCGCACCGTATTGGTGTCCGGCCAGTACACAATCCACACATGCGGATCTGTGCTTATAACGCCCTTTGCCCGGGCTTCAGGTTTGTCAAAATGCTTCCGCGCCAGTTCCTCGGTCGGCAATGGTTTAAACGGATTCATTTGGCACCCCCTTCCAGCCACACCAGCAGCTCTTCTGCAGTTGCAATAATGTCCTTGGCCGTTGGTACATCGCCAGTCACCTCAGACCGTGCCCGCTCCAGCTCAACCGCCACCTTCAGAACGCACTGCCGGTTTGTCTGCCCCTCTGTGCCTTTGTGCCCTCTGTGGTTAAATTCAGCTTTGGGCTTTTTAATCGTGTACTCAAAAACCGCACCGTCCGGCTTCTTATCGGCCTCAAACGTCAGCTTCTGACCGGCCTGCATGGTATTGATCTGCTGGAAGATTTCCTGCTCGAACGTCTTAACCGTCCGCACATCGGTCTTGGTGTTCCCATCAACCGACACCACACACTCCATGATGTACAGCACCCAATCCTCGCCCGACTTCGAATACGGCTTCTTCGCCTTCTTCAACTCATGAATCGTCACCTTACACATTTTCGTCTCCTTGGTTATTACTCACACACTCACGAACCCACACACTCCCCATCAAAAACCGGACTCAGCGTCACCGGATCGCGCCCGAACTTCCCCCGGTACCACGATCTAAACTCACCCGTCTCTTCCAGCGGCTCAAGAGTTGGAACCGCCCGCCGGACTGTCACCTGACTCCTGCTCCCTGATCCCTTCTCCACAACCTCCGTCCCGTCCCAGTAACCGCGTCTTCGGTCCATCGTTCACCTCCCGCACTCACCCACACACCCACTCACCCACACACTCCCCCACGCCCCCGCTCCCCCAACGCCACCACCCCGGCGCACAGATACCGCTCCAGCTCGACCCGCGAAAACTTGAACGGCTTGTGATATCCGCGCAGACGGCGGATATGCCCGGCCTGCATCAACCTCTTCAGCTCCGGCGCCGGGATCCCCAGCCACTGCGCCGCCTCAGCCGTAGTAAGAATTTGTTTTTCAAAGTTCATTCTGTGCCTTTTTCCCCAGCCGTCTTCACCTCTTCCGCCTTCTCGCCCAGCGTCGCCAACTCATCGGCAAAATACATCAGCTTAACGATTGGATAATGGTGCCAGGCGTTAGCCAGACCGCCGCCGCGCAGTGGATATTCGCCCTTTCCGGGCTCAAATTCGTTCAGGCCGTAAACGCCCATGTGGTACCGGATCATCAGCTCTTCGATATCCGTCAGCTTGATGAACTTCTGGATGCGCTCGATCGACAGCACAGCGTGACCCTTTGGCTGCTCCTTGTTCCAGCGGTACTCCGGCACACCCGCCACTTTCCACTTGTCACTTTCCACCGGCAGGTATGCCCCCACCTTGCAGACATCGTGGAGAAGAGCGGCAATCACCAGAGATTCTGGCGGCACCGCAATCCGGTACGCCGCCACCATCACCGAAAGCCGGTCGAACACATTCAGCGAATGCGCTGCCAACCCTCCCTCATAAACTCCGTGATACTTCGTGGACGCCGGAGCTTCAAAAAAGCCCTCTTTCACCAACCACTCAACCAGCCGATCCATCCCTTCGCGCTGGGTTCCGATCAGCAAATCCACCACCCGCACCCGGTTCGCCGCCGCCCGTTCTTTTTGATCAATCATTTGCCAACCTCCCCAATCGACTTCAACGCGCTCCACAGCTTCAGCAGATCGGCATCCACCAGATCAGGAAGCTTGTTCAACACCGTCAGCTTCTGCATCCCCAGCGCCTGCGCCGCCGCCTCGATCTCCGCGATAATCTCCATCCGGTCAAACGTGCTCATTTCGTCTCCTTGGTTGGGTGTTACCACCCTTACATAAAAAAATTAACCAGCAGTCGCCAGCTGGCGTTTCTTGCGTGAATTTTCTTCGTAGGTGGTAACACCTTTAGACAAAATAATTGAAACAACATTGCTGATAGAACGATGTTCACGCCCAGCAATGACTTCCAGTTTTTGTTTTAGATCATCATCAATGACTGCGCTTAGATTTGCCATATTTTATACTCTCTTCTTCTTTAGCTATCCATTCCCTCAAAATATCATTAACCACATCACTCACCGGGCGATCCTCTGTTTCTGCAATCTTTTTAACCCGGCCGGCCACATCCTCGGTAACCCAAGCACTAACCTGTGATTTCCCCTTTTTTCTCTGGTTTGCCATATATGCCTCGCTTCATGGTTCTAGGTGTTAACACCTCCTATAGCTTAACACAACATTTATTTTGAATTATTTTTTTACGCCTGTAGGATTGCCCGCATGAATTGGCTAAAAACAATCTGGAACAATTCTAATGGAATTTAAAAAACTATTCAAAGATAACGTATCGTCAGGCACAAACCTGCTTGAAATTGGGACATTCATTACAGCCAGCGTAATAGCTGGCGACATCGCTCCCTCTAATGGTTTTGTAATGCTAATTCCTCTGTTTTCCACGATGGCTGTTATATTTTTTTTAAATAAAGATTGCAGACAGACGACCTCTGTTGAACAGCGTTTAGTTTGCTCTTTTATGATGTCTTGGCTGACAGCCATTAAAGCTATAGTGCTTCTGCTTCCTTTGGCATTAATAATCATGTTTGTCGTTTGGATAGGAGAGAACTTTTAAACAGCAATCCGCCCGATCCGTCAGCCACCCGCCCCCTAACCCCTGCTCTCACGGCCTGATCCCAAAGTACCTCTCCGCCTCCGGCCTGCCCGCGTTCCCCTTATAGTGCTGGTACAGGATCGCCACGTTACCCCGGTGCGTCAACAGGGTTGCCGTCTTGCCCGCATCACCATAAAGCGCACAGTGGTAGGTGCAGAACGAATGCCGGAGTGCATTATGCGGCATCACCACCTCCGCCTTCTCCGCCACCTGCTCCCGCCGCCGCTCCCACAGTCTAGGCTCTAAATCAAACCCCGCCGGAGCATGCTCCCGCGCCCACTCCAGCCACGCCCACAGATTCGGCTCATGGCCGTCCACAAACTGCCGGCGCTTGTTCTTTGCATTCGCCCCGGTAATCAGGATCCCGCGCTGCTCAAAGCGGATATGCTCCTCCCAATCCATCCGGCAGATCGCGCTCGACCGCAACCCGGCAAACGCCCCCAGCGCAAAATACGCCACTGCATCAGGGAAATGATCCAGCGCCGCCTTCATCAGCCGGCCCATCTCATCCACCGTCAAAAACCCCGGCTCGCTTTCCGAAACCACCGGAACCGGCACAGACCGGAAAACATTATCAGCCGCATACCCGCGAGCAACCATCCAGTTCCAGAACGCCGTCAGAATCTTGATATGCCCGCGCACCGTCCGGGGTGCGAAACTCAAACCGGCCGCCCAGGTCCTGGCCTCAGCCTGCCCCACATCAAAAGCCGCCCCCGACATGGGGAACCGCCCCAGCGCCTTCTTCACATGCCGCCGGTAATCCTCATCACACCCCTTATTGAACAGATCCTCTTCATACTCCAGACGCGCCGCCGACAAATCAACCCGCCGCAACCTGCTCCGATCCGTCGCCTGCTGAACCGCCTTAAGAACCGCCGGGGCCGACCCTGCCAGCTTCACACACTCCGCCCAAATCATCGCATCCCCGGCAGACATCGACAAAATAGCCCGGCCATGCAGCCCAACCCTCTTCTCAAAATCGGTGATAAACGCATCCCGATCCGCCTTTTTGCTGAAAAACTGGAACCGGTATTTACCCTCCGAACTCCACCTTGCCCCGTAAGGACTCTTCTTCCGGTCTGCCCGGTCATAAACACACACTCCCCGCATACGCCCCTCCGGTTGAAAAGTGGTTGCACTTTTTACATGCTAATAGACGTATCATAGACATATCATAGGAGACAATAGCAAACGCGACGGACAAAACAAAACCCCCGTCTCTATTGGTTTTAATCAATAAAAACAGGGGTTTTTGCAATCCATCAGCTTTTAAAAGCATGGAGGTGGGGGGAACCTAGAAAACACCATATTTTAAAGGGTGTTATTAAAAGTGGTTGCAGTTATCTATTTCTTTGGCGGAGCCAACCGCCAGCGACTATCCGCATAAAACCCGAACTCATTCATGGTTTGCCCGCCCTTACCATCCGGAAACATCACCGATTTGGCAGGGAAATAGACCACCCCGCTCTTAACGATTGTCACCACGCCATCACTTGGCGGGAGGAACGTTCCGCTCGTCTTGCAGCCGCTGAATGCGATCAATGTCAACAATATCGTCAGGACTGGCAGGAGCCGTATTGACTTTGAGTTCATCCGTTTTCTTTTGCTTTGCATTTTTATACTTCCAATCCAGATATACGGGAAGCGCAAGGGCGATGATAGCCCCCGCGCCTAACGCCCATGTTGGGATTACAGGAATCATATAACCTTCGGAATTGACATACGAAGCGTGCCTGCCCCAAGGCTTCCAAGCAGGATATACACGATTTCAGGAATCGGGATACCATACGCCTGCAACCCGGCGAGCGCGGCCATGATTAATGCCAGTATGTAGGTCTTCTTGCCGGTAAAGAAACCTGAACCCTGTACGGGTGCCACGGCACCGACAGCTGATCGAACTGACCCAAGCCCTGCGGCGGCAAGCAGTGGCCAAACAAACTCTGGAATGTTTATTCCGCAAGCCATCAGTCCGACCACAATCATCACAACGGCAACCGTGATGTACGTTTTCTTTCCGCTTATCATTTCAACGATACTGTTCATAACCATTCTCCTTGCCCCGCTGAATTGCGGGAAATCATTAACCTCCGATATGAGTAGCAACCCGAGCTATGCCAGACTGCACAGCCCAAACAATCATACCCACCACAGCCGTTGCAAAGCCAAGCAACATCCCCCACTGTAACTTCAACTGAAACCGCATAGACTTCAAATTCTGCAAGTCCTCAAGAATCGGCTCAAGGTTTGACAAGCTGGTTTGTATCGAGGTTTTGCCATTGTCCACGAACATCCGGTTGTAAATCTTTTCGGTCTTTTCCTGCACCGGAAGAATAGATTCACTAACCGCATCCTTTACGGCAACCTGAATGGCTAGGATACATTTCGCTTGGAGAGCTTCGGCTTTGCAGATTTCAGTCATGGTTGGGGTCTTTCTGTGTTTGGCCTTTCGGCTGGCTCTTACGGAGCCGTGGTTAAATAATGTTTGATAACTAAATTCGCCAATGACAATCCGATTAATAGCAACGCCAAGAACGGCACACCAAAGGCAACGTACCAAGGAACGCGGCCTATCTTGTCGGTGTACTCGTAGTTGTCAGGTTCTTGGTTCATTTGATTACCTCACAACGATGTATTTCAGCCACGCCCAAAGCACGTCACCCATCTGGTAATATCCTGACGTAGCCGGGTGTACTCCATTGCTTTGCCTGACAATAGTATTTGTATTGTGGATATTTGGGGCATAGTCACCCGTTGAAAAATTATAGAGAGAGTCCAATGAGGCATATACCGGAATGACAAATACGGAGTTCGTGTTGTATGTTGAGAATGAATCTTGAATATACTTAGCGTACAACAACTGGTTTCTTTTCTGTCTGTAGCGAGTTTTCCCTACGTTATAATCATCACCAAAGGCGTACTGCTCATACGCGGGTGGTATCGTCATAGCAAGACCAACTCTAGCTGATGGATTGTATGCAAGAACCTGTGCAATAAAATTAGTGATGCGCGGGTAATCCAATGTCCACTGCGCCAGTATCCCGCCGTCAGTCAATGCGTCGGTTGCGAGATATGTATCGTTAATCCCAAGATGGACAAGCACATAATCCGGTGAATTTGAAATTACATTGGCGAAATAGTTGCTCATATTCAAAACACCAGCCGCAACAAACGGGCTTGATGTGCTTGATGTAAAAGCGTTCCACGTCCACCCCGAAATTCCTTCATGAAAATTACCAGCGTATGCCGAGTTGGTTTTTGTTCCAAGTGTAACGATCTTCATCAAATCGTTTGATGCAAGGCTTGTCATCCTATAAACCCACTGTCCGCCAGCCGTAGTAGAGTCACCAACACAGAGGATTTTGTTTGTCGGAGATACGCCGACCAGCGCAAGTTTAATCCCCATGTTCCCGTCACCGGAAAAATCCATCCAGTTCGTTACATTATTCCAAAAGTAGTGAGACTGGTTGTTTGTAGCAACAATGTCACTCGCTGTACCAGTTACTCTCAAAACGCTGGCGTTTAATCCATCGGACTTGAAAGCCCGATACCCAACAAAAAGACAATTTCCTGTAATGTCCGACTGAAGAATAGTCTTATTCAGCGTAACCGAAACATCTAGGTTTGTCGTGTTTGCAGAGGCCACAGAAACGCTACCCGTCGCGACGATTGACCCAGTTTGAACATTTGTCACATTCCCATTGTCGCCAGCCGTGTAGATAATGTTCCTGATTTCAACGGCAATACGGTCAATAGCTCCGGTGGTTCCTCCAGTATTTCCAACCACTACCGGAATATTCACAGTGTTAAATTTAGATGTAAATGAGCGAAGCTGTCCATACCCTGTTATCGTTGCAGATACAGTTCCAACTGCCGCCGGAGTCGTGCTTAACGTAGTTACCGCATTTGTAAAACCGAGTCCACTTGCTCCATCTTCCAGCGTCCCGACATAAACAGGTATTTGATTACTTGATAGTATCTTATTGTTGAATCGGGTTCCGCGTATAATCATGAGGGAAAAATCAGAGGCATTGTTAGTCGGTGTATATTGCCACGACCAATCAAACTGCTGACCAGCACCAGAAGTATCCCACCAATAATCCTTATAATCAGCTGATATTAGATTATCAAATCCTACAAAACATTGGTTTGACGCTACCGCATAAAGTGCGTTTGGGATAACGATTAGGTTTTCATCCAGCGCATCCTGCACCGCCTTGTTGCTCGGCACCGTGTCGGTGCCAGAGGTGACGGTTTGGGTGATATTGGAGATGGAGAGCTTGGTGGCGAGGTCGTTCACAGTAGCCAGATCACCAGCCGCCACCCCGGAGTCGCCAAGCAGTCCCGGACGGATCGACATAGGAATGTTGCCGGCAGGAATAACCTTTGACTCAACCCCGGACTCCCCGCGACAAGTACACGCAAACTCAAGCAGACAAACCATCACCGACGCAAAAAGCATCTTTTTCATAATCAACCCCTCCAATTACAGTTCCAAAAACGACACCGTTGATGTTCCAGATGCCGGAATAA